CCAGGCGCAGCTCTTAGTTATAAACTAGGTATATTAGATCTACATAATTTAGGTATTAGTACAAGAGAAGATGCCGGTAGGTATATTGATACCCTTGTATATCAAAAACCTGAAAGTATTAATAAGAAAAGTAAGATATTAGTAGTTGATGATATTAATGATAGTGGTCGTACATTCACTTCAGTAAAATCAATTTTGCAATCAGAATACGGTATTGATGGTAATAATATTCATTTTGCTAGTTTAATAAAGAGAAATAGTACTGAATTTAAAGATTCAAACACTATTTCTGGTAATACTGTATATACTACCAGTTGGTTACAGTTTCCTTGGGATAAATAATTAAGTGAAGGCTAGACCATTTTATTTCGAAATTAAAGATATGCTTACGCAGTTCGTTGCTGCGTTCGACGATATCGTCATAGGTAGATTTAATAAGGAAAGAAAAGAAAAAGATAAGATAAATGTTAGATATGTATATGCTCCTAAACAAAGAGTACTTTATGATATTATAAATGAAAGTAAAACTTTAACATTGCCAGTAGTATCAGTTAATGTAACTAATATATCAAGAGATCAAAATAGAGTTTTTAATAAGTTAGATGGTTTTTATTATCAAGCTAATGTTGGTGAAGAAAAAGTATCTAGACATATCAAATCACCAGTACCAGTTAATATAACATTATCAGTTTCTGTTTTAACTAGATACCAAACTGATATGGATCAAATATTAAGTAACTTTGTACCATTTTGTAACCCATATGTTATTATATCGTGGAAGATACCTGAAAAATTCAAGTTAAGTGTTGATCAAGAAATTAGAAGTGAAGTATTATGGACAGGTGATGTTAGTATGAATTATCCAACTGAATTAAATTCAAGTCAGAAAGCAAGAGTTACAGCAGATACATCGTTTACTATTAAAGGTTGGTTATTTAAAGACCTAGATCAACCAGCTGGTAATATATTCTTTATTGATACGGACTTAAAAACAGAAACACAACTTGAATATTATGATAACTTTGAATCATTATCAGGTAATACATATACACCTCCAGTATCTACAGGATTAGAATCTAGAACCAGTTCATTTGAAGTGTCTGGTTCACCTTTTATTACTGATATATTTTATAATGGTATATTACTTCAAGATGATTTAACTATTACTAGTAATACATCTGGTAATATTATTCTAAATGGTTACGGTTTTAATCATACTAAAACAGTTCTATTTAGTACAAATAATGAATCAGTATATACTAACTTAACATCTATATCCGATTTTAGCAGACAAGAAGCTGTTTCAGGTCAATCGATACCATTTACAATATTAAATGATAATACAATAATTTTTAACAGCCCGCTAATTGTATTAGATGATAATTCAGTAACAAGTTTTGATTACTTGCGATTCAACGGTTTTGTTACCGAATCAAATACATATACGAAAGAATCTTCTTTGACAAATGGTAGACCTAGATATAGCGGTTCCGAACCTGCCCTGAATAATTTAAATTTCGCAATCTTTTGGAACGGTTCAAACTGGGTATCACAAATTTCAGATGCAAGTGGAGGCTCCGCACCATCCACTATACACAATGATGATACAGACTTTCCATGGTTAAATCTAGATGGTACAATTCGTTCTGAATTTTTACGATTTGCTCCAGCAGTCCCTGTAGCATCTAAATTAAGATTTATCCCTCTCAATAAAGCTGGGTATGATTTATCAGACCTATCTTATATGAGCACCTTATGTGGTAGAGGTTTAAGTAGTACGTTTATTATAGTAGAATAAGTATTAAATAATAACAATGGCCGATCAACAAAAAAGTACAGGACAATCTGGTTTCTTAAAGAACCTAGTTAATAAACTACCATATCAGTCTGTAGATTTTAATAAAGTATTAGGAGATTTAAATCCTCAATATAATACTTTTGAAGAAACTGGAATGAGAAGAGTAGAAGCTTTAGCTAAAAACTCTGTTTTTTATAATAATGATTTTAATAATACAGGTAGTGGTCAAATTGCTATTGATGGTAATTATAATTCATTAGTTTACGCTAACGTAGAAGAAAATAAAGGAGGTAGGTTAAGAGATTACCGTGTAATGGCAGCTTTTTCTGAAATTAGTGATGCATTAGATGAAATCTGCGATGAATGTGTTAATAAAGATGATAATGGTAGTATTGTAAAACTAAAATTTAGACATACTGAATTAGATGGTACAAAGCAAGTAGAAATACAAGAAGAATTTGAAAAATATATCGACTTTTTCGACTTAGAGAAAAAAGGTTTTGAATATTTCAGACAAATTTTAATTGAAGGTGAGCTTTATTTTGAGCATATTATTCATAAAGGTTATACAGAAGATGGTATACTTGGTGCGGTTATTTTACCTAGTGATTTAATTGACCCAATATACGATAATATTAATAATATGATCATTAAAGGTTATATTTTAAGAAAACCTATTTTTGATCCTAATAAACCTGAAAAAATTGAGAAGTTTGATTTTATACCAATGGATGAAAATCAAATATCATATGTAAACTCTGGTATTTGGAATCAAGATAAAACTTTTAGATTACCTTTTATTGAAAATGCTAGAAGAGCGTATAGACAACTTTCGTTAGTAGAAGATGCTATAGTAATATATAGACTTGTTCGTGCCCCAGAGCGTTTAGTGTTTAATGTTGATGTAGGTAACATGGCACCACCTAAGGCAGAAGCATATTTAAGAAAATTAATTCAAGAATATTGGAGTAAAAAGACTTTTGATTCAAATCAATCCGGTCAAGTTCAAAAGTTTAACCCTCAATCAATGCTAGATTCGTTCTGGTTTGCTAAAAGACAAGGTTCAGAAGGTACATCAGTTACTCAGCTAGCCGGGGGAGCTAATTTAGGTGAGTTAGCTGACTTAATGTATTTTGTTAATAAACTATACAAAGCATTAAAAGTACCAACCAATAGATTAAACCCTGATAGTCAATTTAGCGATGGTGAATCTATTTTAAGAGATGAGTTAAAATTTGCTAAATTTATTATTAGAATGCAACAGCAATTTGCATCAGGTCTTAAAAATGGCTTTATTACACACCTTAAGTTAAAAGGTCTATTTGCAGAATACAATCTTAAAGCACCAAATTTACATTTAGAGTTTAATGTACCTACTAATTTTTATGAATTAAGAGAAAGTCAAAAGTTAGAACTTAAAGCTACAAACTTTAACTCATTAGCGTCTAATGAATTTGTTTCTAATACATATGCTCAAAAACGATACCTAGGATGGAATGATGTTGATATTAAAGCTAATAGAGAGTTCTTACGTAAAGATGCTGAATTTCAATGGGAGATACAGCAAATTGGTGCTGGTGGTCCAAGCTGGAGAGATGATCTTGAAAAAACTGCTGCTCCAGATGCCGCGGCTGATTTAGGTAGTGAACCTGCAGGAGGTTTTAGTACAGAAACACCACCTGAGTTCGGTGGAGGGCCAGCTGATGTTGATGAGCCAGTACCAGAAGAACCAGCTTCTGAAGAACCAGTACCTGAAGTTTAATCAATATTACTCATCTACAAAAGTTATATTATAGAGTCTAACTAATTCATTCTCTATATCAATCTTTATAGGATATAAATAAGAAGGTGCATAAACTAAAGCAGATATATAACTTGTTACACCTGTTTCAGATGACATAAATATCCGGTTTAAGCTGCTTGAGGCTGTAGTGTTAGTATTAACGCTTGTAGATAAATTTGTCGTACCATAACCAACATCTCCTCTACCTGCTGCATCTAAGAAAGCTTCATTATTATTTGTTGCTAATGCTGGATTACCAAAGTTAGAAAATAACTGTTCTCCTGGATAGGTAGGTAAGAAAATATTACCTACTGAACCGCTTCCTACTGTTTGTGTAGGCTGTCCAACTGCAAGCTGATTAAAGTTTTTATTACAAGCTATAACTGGCTTTCTAGGGCCATTAGCACCTCCGTTATCAGGTGTTTCATAATGAATTATTTGTACATTGTTGTTTGTTGCTCCTGAATAATCTGGAAAATCTGTTACTAAGAATAAAGACCAAGTTCCATCACTAGAGAAAAAGTTTGCGTTATTTGTACTACTGGTTGGACCAAGTCTTAATAATGCACCATTTCCATTTATGGCTACTTTACCTTCGGTATCTGTAGATAAAGCACCATTTACAACTATTTTTGGTGCGACTAAATTCGGCTCCTTATAGTAATCAAAATCTCTTGTACTATTTTGGTCGTAAAGTCTTGTTACAAACCCATTAGCAGTAGGACTAGATTCAGTAACCCAAGATAATAAAGTTCCATTCTCTACTTCGTTTGCATAAAAACTTCTAGTAGTAGCTTGTCCAGAAGGTTGTGGTACTCTTTCAACATCCATAACTAAAGGATTTGAACCACCAGTCATATCTCTAACTCCCCACATTGAAGCGTTAGGAGCAAGACTTAAAATGCTTATACCAGCAGCATTAATGCTTTTATTAACAAACGGCAGTCTATTTATATCTGGTACTGTTGGTAACATTAGAACTGATTTAAATTGCTGAAATAAGCAGATCTAAAATAGACTTTACCTGAAGATGAACTAGTTTTAGCGCTTACTTCACTTGTATTTGTTATACCTCTTAAGACCATACTTTCACTATTTGCGAGTATGAATCGGTTATCATCTGAAAAATAATTATTATCATAAATGTATAAATCTTGACCTGTTTTATTTGAAATTAATACTTCACTGGCTATATAACCTGATAACTGGGTTAACCCAGTCCCGATAGTCGTATTAAAAGAGTATGATTTATTTTTGTTAACGAAAGGCATATTATTATTTAATATAACCGTTAACTAATTAATTAAATAATTGTATGTCAAAGTGTGAAATAGCTCCAATATCAGGTTTTCAAAGTACAAATCTTAATTCAAAGGTAGATAATTTTAATAGACTTAGTGATAGAATACTAAGAACTTTAGGTTACCCTTTTATAAATGTTGAAATACATAGAGATCAATTATATGAAAATATTAGTTTAGCTACAGAATACTTTAGTAAGTTTGCTGGCTATACAAAAGAGTATCTTATTTTTGATAGTAATTTATATAAAAAAGATTACGGTATAAAATTAGATGATTTGTTTACTCTTCAAAATAGTGATACGTATAAAGAACAAAAAGATTTAAAAACACGTAATCCAGATTTTACAAAAGTAATAGATAATTCAGAAACATTATATACTTCAACTTCATCTATACCTGGTTCATTATTCAGTTCTATTTCTAGTTTATCGTCAGCCTTGGAGAATGGTATTTCTGCAAATAATATATTTACTAATGATTTTTATACAGAGATCATCAGTGAAGTACCTACTGTTAGTGCATTATTTGTACCACAAGTTAAGAATAATTTTACTAGAAAAGGTACTGTTGTCGGTAAAGGTGAGAATTTCCTTAATAGCTTTGATTACGATTTAATGGATTACCGTAAAGTAATGGCAGTTACTGATTTTGAAGAAGGTTCATCTACTGGTATTAATACATTGTTTACCATTGAACAAACATTAGCACAACAAACATATTTTAGTTATGCAATGGGTAATTATGGTTTTGATTTAATTAGTTGGTATACTTTAAAAAATTGGCTCGAAACTAGAGAGAAAATGTTAGCAACTAAACGTTCATATAGTTTCGACGAAAGAACACAACTTCTAAGAATGTACCCTCAACCTAATGCTAGTAGTAGTAATGTTAGATTTTATGGTGTTGTATCATGCTACGTTGAAAGACCTATTAGAGATATATTAAAAGAGCTTTGGGTTTATCAATATTCATTAGCATTGACTAAAATGGCAGTAGCAAATATTAGAGGCAAATACGGTAATGTAACTCTATTTGGTGGTGGTAGTTTAAATTCTTCAGACTTAATGACTCAAGGATTAGCAGAGAAAGAAAAATTAGAAGAACAGTTAATGACTGGTTCCGCACCAGGTCAAGGAGATGCAGATCCACCTTTATTCTTCGTTGGTTAATTATTTTGCATTAAACACTTCTATAAGCTTTTGGATAACTACACTTGCATCTTCAATATCTATTACTTCTGTAGTTGTAGTTGTTTTAGATGTTGAAACATCTTCTTCTGTTTCATAATCCCCATATACATCCTCATCGTCAGTAAATGTTAAATCTAATTCATCTGTTTTATCATCGTCTATAAGTTGTGTTATAGGTTGTGTACAACCAATATCAGTTAAAATAACACTTAATAATTGATTAGTATAGCTTTCTTCTTTAGCTCTTCCAACAAAATCAATGATTTCAGATTGGGTAAATTTACCTTTTAATGATGTTATCGGTGATGTAAAACTACCGTAACACATTAAAGGTAAATATTTTAATGTAATATCAGCAGAATCTTTTATAAGATAGTAAGCACCTTTTTTGATAATAGTAACCCCTGTATCGGGTTTATCTGATGCTATTTTAGCAGGGCGCATTAAATTTTTTTGTCTAATTTCACTATTACTAATGATTTTTTCTTCAAATGTCATAACTATATTTATAGAACATTAAATGAAAAAAAATAAAAAGTTCAGACAAGGCGTTTTCAAACCAGTCAATTTTAAAAAATATATTGGTAAAGGTTCACCGGTTTACCGCTCCGGTTGGGAATTAAAATTTTTTAGATGGGCTGATTTAAATGAAAATATATTAGCATGGGGTAGTGAAAATATTATAATTCCATATTTAAATCCATTGGACAATAAAGTTCATAGATACTTTGTAGATAATTTTATCGTTTTTAAAGATAAGAATGGTAATACGAATAAGTTTTTAATTGAAATTAAACCAAGTAAGCAAACTCAACGACCCACTAAAACAAAGAATAAAAAACAAAAAACTATTTTATATGAACAAAAGATGTATATAACAAATACAGCAAAATGGAAAGCAGCTAATGAATGGGCACAAAAGAAAGGTTATACATTTTTAATTTTAACAGAAAAGGAATTAAATATAAAATAGTAAAAACTTGTAGTTTTTCTTTAAAACCATTTAAAGTTGTATAAATAATTATACATGAGTTTAAATCTTATAGTAGAAACCCCAGCCCCTAAAGAGGAATTTGAATATATCGTAGAGGAAGGTAATTCAAAAGGCAAGCAGAACTTCTTTATTAAAGGTCCATATATGATGGCAGAAGGTGTAAATCGTAATAAACGTATTTACCCACTACATGAAATGGAAAAAGAAATTGGTCGTTATCAGCAAGACATGGTTAATTCCGGAAGAGCAATGGGAGAGTTAAATCACCCAACTACTGCTGATGTTGATCTTGAAAGAGCTTGCCATTTAGTTACTGAGTTATCACAAGATGGTAATGTATTTTACGGTAAGAGTAAAGTATTATCGACACCGACTGGTTTAATTGTAAGAAGCCTTATTAATGACGGAGTAAGAGTTGGTATGAGTTCTAGAGCTTTAGGTCAACTTATACCAGAATCAGGTCAAGAGGGTGTTAATAGAGTTAAAGATTTTAAATTAGTAGCTATTGACTGTGTTGCAGATCCATCTTTTCCAAAAGCTTTTGTAAATGGTATCTTGGAAAGTAAGCAGTACGTAGTAAATAAATATGGACAGTTCGAAGAATCTTATGATACGTTTGAAAGAAATATTTCTACTATGCCTTTAAAAAATAAAGATCAATTTTTAAAAGATAATATCATCAAATTCTTAAGAGGCCTTTAATAATATGAAAGAAGTAAAAACAAATTTAAAAAAATTCATTGGTAATATCATGAATCGTGAATATAAAAAAGCGAGTACTGATTTATCTAACGTTATTAACAAGAAAATGGAACAAAAGATATTAAATAATAATATAAATATATTCTAATTATGGACATTAAACAAATTTTATCAGAAGCAACTAACGGTGCACTTAATGAAGAAGTGTTATCAGAAATCGAAAACGTCTTTG